TGTTTCTCAATATAAGAGCAACTTGCCTTTTGTTGATGTATACGCATCGAGTGATATTATTGATTTGAGACCAAGGGTTGTTCCTTACAACCCCTCTTCTGCAACTTATTCTCCTTTCGAGTTTGAATCAAGACAGTTTAATTATTCTTCAAGCTCTTCTCCATATAATTTAGCAAAAGACAAAACTATTAATATTGATTATACTTATTATCTTGGAAGAATTGATAAATTATTTGTAAACAAAGATGGAAGATTCTTCCTCAATAGAGGTGTTCCATCACTAACTCCAAAGACACCAAGCGATATTGAGAATTCTTTGGAAATTGCAACTATTAACATTCCTCCATATGTACACAACATTTCTGATATAAGGGTTGTAAGGTCTCCACATAAGAGATATAGAATGCAAGATATCTCTGCGATTGAAGATAGATTGAAAAATGTTGAGTACTACACATCATTATCTTTGTTAGAAAGTGATACTAGAAACTTAAACATAAGAGATACACAAACTGGATTAGATAGATTCAAGTGTGGATTCTTTGTAGATAATTTCAAGTCAGTATTTGGTGGTGCAGTTACAAATGCAGCATACAAATGCAGTATTGATACTGAAAATGGTGAACTCAGACCATCTCACTATACGACTTCTATTGATTTGTTGTTGGGTACTGATGCCGTAATTGGAATTGGAAATACATCCAACCCAGATGCTGACCTTAGATTTACAACTAATTTACTTTCCCCAAATACAAAACGTGTTGGTGATGTTGTATGTTTAAATTACTCTGATGCAGTATATGTCCAGAATAATTTTGCTACAAGATCAGAAAACGTAAACCCATTTGCTGTTGTAAATTGGATTGGAGCGATTGAATTGAATCCTTCAACCGATACTTGGATTGAGACTAGAACAAGTCAAAGAACAATTGATATGGAGGGTAGTTATCAATCTGCTGTTCAACAGTTGGGTGTAGATTCTAACAGCGGACTTTCTCCTATTGACTGGGGTGCTTGGGAAACAACCTGGACAGGAACTGAGACTCTTGCCAGACAATCAATGGGAAGGATTGGACGTGGTACTCAAGTAGTTTCTTCTTCAAGTTCTAGAGGATCTTTCCAACATGGTAGAGGGGTTCCAATTACAACTAGAACTACGTTTAGAGATACATTTACTGAGTTTACAAATGTAACCACTCTAACCACTACCAGACAAAACAGAGAAGGAATTCAGTTCAGAGTTGGAGAAAGATTTGATACGACCAGTCTTGGACCAAGAGTTGTATCAACTGATGTAATTCATACTATGAGATCTAGAAACATAGAATTTGTTGCTAGAAGATTAAAACCAACAACTAGATTCTATTCTTTCTTCGATAATGTTGATGTTACTCAGTATGTAACTCCAAAACTTTTAGAAGTCACCATGGTCTCTGGTACTTTTAATGTTGGGGAAACGGTAAGGGGAACTTCTGGAGCAGCTTCGATTAGATTCAGACTAGCAAAAGCGAACCATAAGTACGGTCCTTATAATAATCCAACCCAAGTATACGTACAAAATCCATATAATCCTACTGAAAATGTTTCTACATCATATTCCACTACATCTTCTATCTTAAATATCGACACAGCATCTCTAGAATTGCAGAGTGAATCTGGATACTTTGGTTATGTTGTTAATAATATGAGATTAGTTGGTCAAACTAGTGGAGCTGTTGCCACAGTCCGAAGAGTCAGATTAATTTCTGATAATGCTGGAACTCTTATTGGATCATATTTTATTCCAGATCCACTTCTTCCTTCTGTTCCAACATTTGAGACTGGAACAAAAACATTAACTTTAACTACAAGTAGAACAAATTCTACGATTTCTGGAACAAGTGATAGTAGTGCGGAAGTAAATTATACTGCTGCTGGTACTCTTAATAACGTTGAAGACGCAACTCTTAGAATAAGAAATGCGGATATTGAAAGAAATATTAGAACTGATAATAGAACACTAACAGATAGAAGTACACAACTGGTAGCAAGTACTTCGTTTAGAAATAGAACTACAACCCAAACTAGATGGGTTGATCCTCTTGCACAATCTTTTGAAGTTCCAGATCCAAATGGAGTTTATATCACTAAAGTAGAAACTTTCTTTAGAACAAAAGATACAAATGGATTGCCTGTAACACTACAGGTAAGAACTATGCAAACTGGATTGCCAACGCAAACCATTCTTCCTTTCGGTGAAGTTGTTCTAGAACCATCCCAAGTTAGTTTGTCGAATGATGCTTCTGTTCCAACAACATTTACTTTCCCATCACCAGTTTATCTAGAAACTGGAAATGCTTACTGTGTAGTATTGTTATCGGCCTCGAATGAGTATACGGTATGGATTTCGAGAATGGGTGAGGAAGATGTTTCTACTGTAAACCTAGCAGAATCTCAGAGAATCATTGTTTCTCAACAACCATTGTTGGGATCCCTCTTTAAATCACAAAATGGCGCAACATGGGATCCAAGTCAACTTGAAGATTTGAAGTTGAAAATCTATAGAGCGGAGTTTTATAGAGGTTCTTCTACAGTTAGATTCTATAATCCACAATTGGATATTGGTAACAGACAAGTCGCTTCTCTAAGACCAAATCCACTTGAGTGTTACTCAAATACAGCAATCGTTGGTATAGCTAGAAGTCTATCTTCATCAGAAACTTCTGCATTAACTCCAGGTGTTACTGTTCTCCAAAGCTCAAATGGTAACTTTAGTTCGAAACTCTTGAATATTTCTGGAGCAATTGGAATCAACAGTACTCTATCAATCACTTCTGCTGGAATTGGATTTACTAGTGCATCCACCGTATACAGTGGAGTTGATCTAGTTTCTATTACTGGTAGGGGATCTGGAGCAAAGGCCAACATAACCGTTTCTGGTGGAGTTGCTGTTGCTGCAACGGTTTCAATTGGTGGAACGGGATACTCTTACGGCGATAATTTAACCGTTGATTCCGATCAAACTGGAGGATTTGGTAAAAACTTAATCCTAAGTATCCCCAACACGGTTGGTGTTATTTCTGCATTTAATGCTCTAGTATTGACCTCAATAAAAGGAAGACCTATTCAAAATAGTACTGATAGTCTCTTCTATGTTGGAACTGGTGGAACAAGTTTACTTTCTGGAGCTACAGTTCGTTATGTAAATAATATTTCTGATGGATTGCATTTCAAGGTAAGACACAATAATCATGGAATGTACTCAAGAAATAATTTTGCTCTATTGAGTGGCGTCGAAAGTGATCAGAGACCAAGTATTCTGAATTCTAGTTATAGTTCCACTACAACAGAAGACATGGTATTGAGTGCTGTCGGTATATTCACGAGTTTTGAAGGACTTCCAGTTTCTGTTTCAAACCCAGGTTACCTAATCCTAGGCGAAGAAATTATTAAGTACACTGGAGTTAATACTTCCACAAGTAGTTTGACTGGAATTGTCAGATCTCAAGATAATACCCAAACTGGATCTTATGCAGTTTCTTCCAATGTATTCAAATATGAGTTAAATGGAGTTTCTCTAAGAAGAATTAATACATCACATAACTTGTCTAATGTTGATTATTCCAGATATGATATTGGACTTGATTACTATACAGTCAAGGTTGGAATGTCAACCAACGGAGTTGATAGAACGACAGGAAACCCAAGTGCATATCCAGAACTACACTTCTCCGATACAAAAACTTGCGGTTCATATGATACAATTGTTTCTGTTGGATCGAACAATGGACCAAAGGCTTCTCAAAACATACCATTCAATGTACTGAGACCAAATATCCAGTCAATGTTACCACAGGCGACTTCCATTTCCGCAAAAGTAAGAACATTCTCTGGTGGATCTGTAGATAATAACACTATCAACTCTTTCGTTGATCAGGGATTTGAAGATATTTCTCTATCATCTGATAATCACTTCTCCAGCCCAAGAATTATCGCTTCTAAGGTTAATGAGGAGACCTATTTGCAAGATTTCCCAGGCAAGAAATCATTCACAATGGAGATATCTATGAGTACAACAGACTCTAAGGTTTCTCCAATGATTGACCTCGATAGAGTCAGTGTTATTACTGTTGCAAATAGAATCAACTCTAAGATTAGTGATTATCCTTCAGATGGTAGAGTCAATTCTCTCATTTCCGATCCTACTGGAGCAAGTTATGTAAGTAAGATTGTAAAGCTTGCAAGATCTTCTGATTCATTGAAGGTACTATTTGATGCATACAGACACTCTACCAATGATATTAGAGTAATGTATAGATTGTTTAGAGCTGATGGTGACGAACAATCTCAATTATGGCAGTTATTCCCAGGTTATGATAACTTGGATCAAGATGGAGAAGTTATTAGTGAGTCTGACTCCAATGGAAAACCAGACAGAAATGTTGTTGCTTCAACGACAAGAGATGAATATAATTCTTATGAGTATTCTGCTAAGAATTTGCCTCTATTCAATGGATTCCAAATCAAGATCCTTATGACTGGAACAAATTCCGCCTATGTACCTTTAATCAAGGATTTGAGAATAGTTGCAACTGTATAACATGAAAGTACCCGTTGAAGGAAATCCCGGATATTATAGAGATACTGAGTCTGGAGCAATAATAAATTGTTCAGACTCAGAGTTTCAAGCATATTTGAATCAAAAACAAAAAAAACTATCTGAGATTTCAGAATTTAATAATCTTAAGAGTGAAGTTAGTGAACTAAAGGAGATGATGAAGATTATTATCTCAAAACTAGACACCAACTCATAAATAACTAAAAAGACATTTCAGTAATGGCAGCATCTGTAGTTAACTTAGTAGTTGAACAAGGAGTTAATTTTCAAGCGAGTTTTACTATTCGTAACCAGTTTAATAAACCAATGAATTTAACTGGTTATTCTGGAATTTCATCAATAAGAAAACATCCAGCATCTTCTACAGCATATCCATTAGATCTATTCTTTGAAGATAGACTTCAGGGAAGAGTTCGTGTTTCTATGGGATACACTGCTACTGGTCAAATGGAAGGTGGTAGATATGTTTATGATGTTGTTTTGATATCTCCAAATGAATATAGAACAAGAGCTGTAGAAGGAAATGTCTTAGTAACACCAGGAGTATCATGACCAACTACCTAGTAACTGTTAACGATCCCAATCCATATAGTATTGGAGTTGATTATGAAATTCCTACTAAGTCAATACAGTATGGAAATCTAATCCTAGACGAGATCAATTCTGGATTTACTGGAGTTGGTCAAACTTTTGCTTTATCGAAAGGTGGAACTCCTTATGATCCAATAAATGATCAACAACTTATTGTTGTTAAAAATAACTTGGTTATGGAACCAGTTGAAGATTTTACAACTTCTGGTGCTTACATAATTTTCACAACTCCACCAAGCGCAGGTGATGATGTGTTCATCATTGCCTTAGCTACAACAGCAGATTTAACAAGAACAGTTAATTATGTTGTTGATAGTGGATCCCATGATATGTTGGCTGGAAATAAAGGAAATATAACCATTGATGTCACTGGCATTATAGAATCATTTACCATATTATCGGATCAACAGGGTGATTTGATTTTAAATATTAAAAAGTCAAATTATACAGATTTTCCAACATATACATCCATACTCCCAACTAATATTTCATTATCAAGTACCCAAAAATACAGAGATGATAACTTAGTTGGTTGGGATAAAACAATCACAGCAGGAGATATTTTGTCTTTTGATGTCATTTCGGTAACAGATATCAGAAGGTTCCTAATTTCTTTAAAACTTAAACTCTGATATTCTGAAAGTTCTCAATTATAAATAATGATAGTTATTAATTCTAACAGTCTGTAGAGGAGTTGTTTACATGGCACTATTAGTCCCAAATATTGGAGAACTTGAGTCCTTAAGATACTTGGTTGCACAGAACAACCACACTGCAAGTCTTGCCGACCAATCTCCTAGAAACCTAGTTCTAAAACTTTTCACAAGTAATACCACTCCAGCTGAAAGCGACGTTCCTTCAGCTAGTGCATATTATGAGCCTTATGGTATCGGCAACACCAATGCTTATGGATACGCTCCTTATACAGGTTATCCATATTGTGTAAATAATAGAACCGACCAAAACTACACATCACAAACTGGTATTCTTCTCAACGGTTCCCGTTGGAGAGTTAATCAGGTTGGATCTGGAACAACAGCAACATACCCAGAACAAACATTCACATTCACAGGTGATGCTGGAGACGTTTACGGTTACTATGTAACCCGTGCAAACAATATGCCAATCGCCGTTCAGGGTGTAGTTGACTACGCTTCTGTAGGTATCGGAACAACCGTTTCCAAAGGAAACAACAGTGACCCAACAATCGGAGTTATTGGTAACAAGTACATCACTGTTGACCCAGACATCAGCATCGACGACCTAACCCTAGGAATGATTGTCGGTGGAAACGCTGGTATTCAAACAGGAACACAAGTTATCGGTATTGATAGAGCACTCAAAGTTATCTATCTAGACCTACCACTAATCGACAACATTCAGGTTGCAACAAACCCAACTGTTGAATTCTCTTATTCCAAGATTAGTGCATCTGG